AAGGGATTGCTAGCGCCGCTCTGCTCATCGCTACCAGCAGCAGCTAGGGGCCGCAAACGTTCGTCGAGAACCTTTTCGGTCGAGGCGCGAACGACGGCCTGAATGAAATCGGTTTGATTTTTGAAGCCGGCCATTGGGTCGGACTCTGCACGACTGCGCATACCGGTCACAATTGGCCCATTATCGTTCTGGGTGAGGGCCGATACTGGGGCATCATTCGCGGCGATACGGTCTTTGATCTTGGCGAGCTTCTGGGCTGCTTCGACCTTTGCGTCAATGGCGTCAATGTCACCGTTGATGGCGTCGATGGCCTTAGTTTCTTCTTCGCTGAGGTCACGACCTGAGCGGGAAGCGATGCCCATGACGGCTTTTGCTTCGTTCAAAAATTCGGTACGTTTGGCAATTAAGGCCTTGATTTCTGGGTCCATTGTGTGCTCCTGGTGGGCTGTAAATGAAAAAAAAGAGGCATCGCGACGTGTGAAAACACGGCAATTGCCTCTTCTCGGAAGGGTGTAATGGGCGAAAGCCCTATGTTCTAGCGGTTATGTGAAGCGACTCGGCGCACCGGTAAACCTGCTATAGTTGCTTATATGGGTTAAAACGAGCCTGTCAATCTGTATTTTTCCATGGCTGCAATTCGCGCGGCTGCTGCTGCTGCCCGAGGACGTGGGGCAGGTCGGCCCTTGTCTTTGCTGTTTGGCTGGCGTCCGTACTTGCTAATCATCTGAGATAGCGCATCGTCCATGCTCATGATGCCATCGATGAGGCCAAGCTCTACGGCTTTGGCGGCGCTGAATACTGCGCCCGTAGCCGCTGCTTTAACCTGCGCAGGAGTCATACCACGCCCAGTCTCTACAAGTTGCAGGAAATTACTATTGAGGGAATCGACACGCTCTTGCATATAGTCGATCTGCTCTTGCGTGATCTCGACGCCAGCCGAAAACGCGCCTTTGAGCGATCCGGTGGAAATCACGTGGACTTTAATTCCCTCAGCCTCAGCCTTGCCGCTGGTGTCGGCAAGCACTGCGACGGTGCCAATACTGCCCACTTCTGCTGAGCGGTTAGCGGTGATTCCGTCTGTGACCTGAGTGCTAGGCCCATAAGCGGCGCTGGCCATAAGATCGTCCGCATGCGCTGCTATGGGCTTGCTAAATTGTGCGATGGAGTCCGCAAGCTCGACCATGCCGGCAACGTGCCCGCCTGGGGAGTCCACGCAAAGTAGGCATGCGCTCACGTTGGGATCGTCTTTAGCCGCACGCAGGGCTTTTCGCACACCAATAGTTGAGGTGCCGCCGTATTTGCTTTGGCCCTTCATCAGCATGCCTGTCATGTGGACTACAGCAACGCCGCTACTATGCAGGAAATAGCCAGCCATGCCGCCGGCGTTGATCCAATTGAGCCCTCCACTGTTCATTTTTACCAGCTCCAGATGGTCCGCCTTGATCTCGGCCAGGGAACGCGCGCGCAAAGTACCGTCCTTGATTGCATCAATCATGCCGGTAACGGCTGATGGCTCAGCCATATACATCCCCATGTGGTTTGCGAAGCATTCGGGGTTGTGGATTTCATGTAGCATCGTTGGTTCCTATTATGGAGGTGGTAAGCATGTCGGCTAACTGGTCTATGCTCATGGGTTTATTTTGACTCACGCAATGCGACCAGTGCGCGCAGACGCTTTCAAGCTCTTCGTGATCGTAGGTAACGCCGGCGCAGGAGCATAGGGCCATGGCGACGGGTGAAAGGACGGCCTCGGCGTGCGCTTCTTCTTTGAGTGAGAAATCGTGCAACCATGCGTTAAAGCCCTCCTTTTTCTGTGCCTTTTCGATTGCCATGCTGGCGCGGCGGTGGATACGCACACATGATTCCATGACTACGGGCCGCATAATATCTTGCGCCGCTGGCTTGGGTGGTCGGCCTGTTTCGCCTGGTGGCTTGGGGGCGTTGGGGTTATTGTTGCCAGCTGCTATCGATTTAAGGGGAGTCATGCCGCCTTGCATGTAGAGGATGTCACCCTCTGGCCCAACTGGTGGCATGTCTTCCAAGTTCCGTGCTTGATTGGGAACCATCACGCCATTTGTGATCATTGTGCTATAGTAGCTGGCACGTGCTGCCATATCGCCACGCAATAAAGCATTTACGTTGATTTTTACATAGTAGCCCTGCAATACTTCGCGGCTACTTAATAGCTTCCGCTTGCATTCCTCCTCGATACGCCGTATCCATGGCATGAGGGCATCATTTACATGGGCGATATTAAGGGCTTCAATGTTGGAATAGGGGGTGCTTGTATTATGCCCTACCTTGATCGGAGACAGACGGAACCAACGGCACTGTTCCTCAATTTGAAAGCCGCGAGTCTCTAAAAACTGCGCTTCATTGGGTGGTATTCCGATAGGCTGATAATCTAAACCCTCTTCTAGAAGCGCTGGCTTTTTGCCACTCTTAGCGCCGCCGTACATACTTGCCCACGATTCGCGCAGGTTCTCAATCGCTGTTGCGGTGAGTGACTTTGGATGTTTGAGGATGCCGCCCAGCGCTGACCCATTACGGAAAAACGAGCCAGCGAGCGTTTGCGCCGCAATGGCAATGCCCATTGACTCAGCAGATGCGCGAAGAACTGACCAGCCGCTGTAGCCGGTGGTGCCGATGCCGTGGACGTGGAAGACGTCGCTATCCTCTAGTACTATCGTCCCAGTATCACCGGCCACATGGTACACCAGACGCCCGTCTTTTTTGTGGAGCGTGACGCGTGCGGGGTGAATTAGGTGTAGGGCGATAGGGACGCCGCCTTGCGTCCGCTGGATCTCGGCGAATCCACCGCCCCAGCCTGCCGCACAAACAATAAGCGACTCCCAAAACGACATCCCCGACATATAGGGGTTTGGCTGGTCGAGTAGCGCACTTAAAGGACTAGTCGCTTGTGGGTCTACGACGCCGTTAATTTTTCGCTTGACGTTGAAAGGCAGCTTGGCGATGTCCTCGGACACGACACGCAGGCAGGCGTAATATGCCGCAATAGTGTTGGCGCTCTCAGCTGATACGGCTTCGCCGCTAGACGTCATCTTAAGGATGTGCGTGGTTCCGCCCCACATGCTGGAATTGCTCATGTCTGACGCAGAGACGCCCCCAGCGCTGGCGCTTGGTTGGACGTGGCCAAATAGCGAGTATTTCACCGCTGACAAAACAAAACCAAGTATGCCCATTAGATTTCCCTGTGTGAGTTCATAAGGACCGTATGCCTTGCGTTTCATATATCGACACCGTCGGTAGGTCGTCTACGATGAGGCGTGCTAGGGCATTAACCAAAGCGGCCACGCCGTCGATCCTCTTAACGGGGTCTTTCTTACTGGGTTTTATATTACCAGCCGCGTCATATTCAAGCACTACATTTCCGGCGCACCAGTCAAGCACTGGATTTCCACCGTGTCGGATGCGCCCCATGACTACGCGGCGCTCTAGCTCCTTAGTCGGTCCGCTCAGCGAGCGAAAGCCCTGGATGATCTGCACCATGTCTATTCCGTCTTCCATCAGCTGCTGGGCAAGATGTGTCGCATTCCACGGGTCAATACCAATCTGACTTGCGCCCCATTCCTGCATCTGCTCTCGTATCTCGATACGTAGCCGGTCGTAATCGACCGCGTCGCCATCGTGTAGTGTGAGGATTCCCTCAGCCGCCCACGCCTCGTATGGTACGCCGTCGCGGTGCTGGCGTTGCTTGGCTCGTTCCTTCGGTGCCCAGAATCGGCAAAACACATCAAGGACGCCGTCTTCGTCTTCCGATATTCCAACAAGCGAGCAAAGATCGGTGGTGGTTGACAGATCGCAGCCCACGAAAACGGATCGCCCTTTTAATGGCTTAGGTACATCGTCGCCTAGGCGCCATTTCTCAGTGCTTAACCAGCCTTCAGCTTGTCCAACCCATATATTGAGGTTCTTAGTTTTGAAATTATTTTCTTCACTAGGCATCATTCGCGCATTATCGCTTGCGAGCCGCATGCTCTCCTCGTAGACCGAGACGCCATAGTTTGGGTTCGCCTTCTGCCACGTGTAGGGGTCGTGTATGTCGTCGCCCTCGTCAACGGTTGAAATATAAGCGAATATGGAGTCATTCTCGGTCGGCTTGTCTGGGCTGAGAATATCGGAGCAGGTGTCGTGCATCTTTTTGCACGGGCCGTGCAAGTTAAAACCAGCCGTGGTGATGATCCAGAGCAGAGGCTGACGCCGTGCACCCATACCGGAAACTAGGACATGCCTAATTCCATCATCCTT